CATCCGCAGGCGGGCCGTACCGCTGGATGCTTGACGAGCTGCCGAACGGGTCGAGGCGGCGCTACGAATGGTAGCAACACGCTCACCAGCAGAGCTAGGAGTCAAGGAAACAGGCGGCGGAGGAGCCGGAGCCGGGGGCTCAGGAGCTGGAGGAACAGGAGGAAGGGGAGGCGGCGGTGGAGCCGCTGGAGGCGACGCGAGGCACATGATTAAATCTTTCCTTTGAGATAACGAATAACAGCGACGGCTCCTGCTTGGAAGGCCATCTGTCTTTCCGAAATGTTGTACTCCGGATAGGCATCTGGGTACATCTTATCGAGTTCTTCAATAAGCTTAACCAGATCTACCTTTCCCCCTATCACTCTGGATAGAGGGAGTTCTTCGGTTTCAAGGTAGTCATTAGACATCATTAAATCTTTCGAGGTAGTCGATGGCATTACGAAGCGAATTTACATTATCTCGAAATCCACCGAGAGCAGTGTTGCATGGATGACACAATAGTCCTCGAATTGAGCCAGTACTATGACAATGGTCCACCACAAAGAACTGATCTGTTACTCTACCATTATCTGCGTTGCCGCAAATAGCACATTTAGAATTTTGCTTTATTAGCATTAATGTGTACATTGCTTGGTCAATGTTGTATTTTTTAAGCAGATGTTGGTCTCGTCTTTTATTGGGAGAGTAACGAGCTTGATGGGCTATTGCATTGGCTTTACGTCTACATTGAATACAAGTATGCTCATAGCCATCTTTTGATTGACTTCTTTTGTAAAAATTACCAATCAATACTTTGACTACGTTGCATTTTTTGCAAACTTTTTTATCCATACTGAGGCAGATCGGTATTGGCAGCCTCGAAAAATGCCGGAAATCTGCTGCGTTGGGTGTCCCTAAGTTCAGGAGCTTTGCCTGACGAGTAAAGATTGTCAGATTGACGCATCCAAAAATCCTTGTCAAGATATTTGTTTTCCGACGAACCCAATCCGTCCATCACCCAAGCAACGGTAGCACGACGCAGCCTATTCAAACTTTGAGTAGACTTAATCCCAAGCTCACTACAAACCATAGCATGAATTGCAGTGTGACACTGCTCATCACGACTGATGTCTGATGCGGTGGTTCTGATACCTATGTCTCCGTTGAAGCGGAAGAAGGGAAGAATGACGAAGAAAACACTACGCTCAAGGATCGCCGCCTTTAGGATAGGGTGCTCTGGAGCATCAAGCCATGCCTTAAGAATGTGCTTGGCTTCTGCTTCAGACTTGCTATCAGTTCCATGAGCTTCCACAACATAGTTGAGAGCCTGGTCGTGACGCTCTTCATCCAGCTGATTGCTCTTAAGAGCTTCAACAACACCAGCAGTTTTTGGCAGCTCCTTTTCCAGACCTTGCTGAAGGAACTCGCGGACCGGCAATTCTAGGTGGCGAAGTCCAAGGGCACGACGAATCGATTTCTCAGACCCCTCAACAAGCTTACCAGCTTGAACAGCGACAGGAGTCCAGCGACGTTTGCGAGAAATTACTTGATCATAAGGGGAAGTGAAAGTGTTCATTCTCCGCAGGGGATACAGGGCTCATCAATTGGTTTAACTTTAGGACAACCACAATCAGGATCCACATCCTCCTCAAAGGAGAACAGTTCCTTGTAGTCATCATCCAGGGCAGCCAGGGCATCATCCTTGGCTTGGGTATCAGGCATTACCTGAAGAGCGTAATAGAGGGAAGTCTGTGGCGAGGTCAGCCAATTATCCAGGAACAGTTCGTCGTAGGTAACGACATCGCTCCAGCTGTTGAACGAGTATCCGTGGAACAGGCGTGTGTTATGGAAGAGTCGAACAATACCATCGGCCACACGTTTGTAATCGTCCCAACCTACCTCCGCAGCAATCTCACAATCTGATGGGTAATCATACGACTGAACCCCAAACGTCCCCGAATCACGATCAATGTGACGGCTAATAGGAGGAGCCAGCTCTGGAGTGGTAGTGTAACCCCGAAGATCGATATTGCTGTAACTACAAGAAGCGGTAGGGGCAATAGCAAACGCCCGATCCATCTTAGCTTGGCGAGCAAGCTGGGCCGCTGTATCAACAGCATTGGCCAGCTCACTAACAAGGACTTCGGCTTTATTGCCGGTGAGACGACGTGTGAAGTAAGCATCTAAGGCTTTACCAAACTCTTTATAAGTTACCTTATAATAGGCCAAGAAGTTTGCTAGCCCCAAGATACCAAGGCCAACTTGCCGGTCTACTTCAGGGGCAAGGTATTCCCCTGTCTCTCCAACGCCTGTTTGGCCGTGAAGAGAAATCAATGAACTCATTCCTTCTACAAATGCGGGCACTAGGTCATCGACCGTACAAGCACCAAGGTTGACGTGCTGAAGAAGGCAAGTGCCACGGCTAGGAAGATAAACCTCAAGGCAGACATTTCCATAGATACGATTTCCGTTCGTGTCGTAACGGATCTTATTGAGCCAGATGTCTCCCTTCTTAATGCCATCAATGGTTGCGGCAATCAGTTCTGGATCAGCACCAAGGAACCCATTGTCCACATTGAGGCACCGCTTCACCCAAGCCAGATCCGAACGACTGGCACGGATGAAATCAATAGCATCGGGATGAGTATAGTCAAGATGACAAACAACAGCGCCGTTTTTGTAGACTCCACCGCGCCTGAGGGTTTCATTAAGAGCAGAGTAGATGCGAGCAAAAGAAACAGGGCCAGACGCAGTAAGACCACGACCGTTATCATCGCCCTGTGGACGGAGCTTTGAAAGGTGAACAGCAACGCCAGCACCATTGCGAAGAGCGTGTGAGACGAAGCGCCAGGAGGCTTCAATACCTTCCGGTCCTTCCATGCTGTCCTCAACGACGAACACGGTACAACTGACGGGAAGACGTGATTCTGGATTGTCGATCCATGATTGAACGCGACCGGTCCGGGCGATAGTGTTGGGGAGGTCTCCCAGGTCAGCATAGCTGGTCATACTAGGTCGTCAAGAATAGGTGGTTGATAGTTAGGCCCCTTCATCACTTTACCATCTGCTCGACGTAGGGGCTTCCCATCGACCAGTTTGCTCATGTTTGATTCGAACACCCGTCGCATTGCGGTGTCCAGGTCCCAGCCACGAGCAGCTGCGTATTGGTAGCAGACGAACACGAGGTCTGCCAGCTCCTTTAATTGATCAACCTTTGAGCCACTTAACTCGTCTTCATACTCAACCCGAAGCTCATTGTATTCTTCGATGATAAGTCCAAATTGGAGTTCGTGAACATTCTCATCCGGTGTGTTAAGCGGCTGATCCATCGCCTCGCGGAAGGTGATGGCCTGCTGGAGCAGCGACGGACTAATCATCGATTGCGACCCTCAGAGACTTGAGCAATCTTCTTTTCGATGTAGGCCTTAGCCTTCAGCAGATCATCCAGCTCGGACTCGTAATCCTTGAGCCCAGCTCGACACACATACTTGACAACGTTGCCAGTAAGGAAGTCAAGGTTCTGGTCACTGATGAAGTCCCAGACTTGAATCTTGCCACGCTGATAATGGACAGGGCTGTACTTACTCACGTCCTTCGAAGAACTCTTTGTAGGCTGGGTTGGTTCGGATTTTCCAGAGGCTGTAGGCGTTCCAGATTCGGCCCACGGGTCCCCTACGGTTGAGGGCTTGTCGGTCGAGCCACAGTCGGATGCCAAGAACTCGCTTATGGAATTGTAAAGCGACTCTGGTGCGGAGAGTTTGTAGCGATAGGTCCACATAATGGAAAAGGTTTCGATCCAATAAGTAGAGAACAACGAGGGCCAGACTTATCTCTAGCCCTATTGTGAGGCGGGTGGGGTCCATAGGATGGGTTCCTTCGTGGTTGAATTGTATTCGCCCGGACGAAGGATCCGTGCCAAGCGAGCGTTGAGTAGGGCATCCTCCTCGGCAAGGCCTGCCTTTTCGTAGGCAGCTACGATAGCTTCCCACGGATCGGTGGCCTTGTCAAGGATCTTCTTTGCCCCTACGGAACCAACGCCCGGAACGCCCTTGTAGCCATCAACGGGGTCGCCTGTTAAGCATTGGGTCCAGAACCAGTGATCGGCCTCTTCTGGGGTCACGTTGACCTCATCCTCGCCGTTAAAGAGACGGCAGGAGATTTGCTTCATGTCTTTATCCGGGCTGACCAGAACAAAGTCAGAAGGATCAAGGTGACATTCCAGACCAAGAGCATCGTCGGCTTCCAGATTAGGGTAACGAACAGTTTTGTAATGCTTAGCGCACCACTCCAGCAGACGCTTATAGCCTACTGGTTTGCGCTTGGTTCTCTTACCCTTGTAGTCCGCAGAGATGGTCTTACGGAAGTTCTTGGTATCGGAAAAGTAAAGGGTGATGTGGTCGCTGTCGAATCTTTTTCTGAGATTCTTTAGCTCACCCTCAAAGATCTCCAGCACGATCTGGAAGTTGCTGGCAATGGTGATGAGGTCATCGCCCCAGTCCAACTCTATCTCTGCTGATTGACAGGCTCGGTAGGCAAAGAAGTCAGCATCAACCCGAAGGTGGGTATCAGTGACATTCTGCCCACGAAGCTCCTTCTTTTGCTTCTGACGCGAGGGGGACTCGGAGTTTGTAGTATTCCCCCGCCTGGACAATTGACCATTCGAGTTGGAACTTGGCATCATTAACTAGGTGTGGTTGAACAGCGAGCTGTATTTCATCGTGGATCCAGCCAAGCCATTGGTAGTCAAGACCCCAACGGTATCCAAGCTGCTCCATCTGTTGGTAAGCAATAGCATTCCAACGCTTACAAACGATGGCGCCTGCTGATTGAAGCAGATAGTTGAGGGCTGCGTGTTTCTTTCCTTGGAGGCGAATAGGACGACCATCTAACCCCTTGAGGACATCAGATTCAGCTCGCTTATTAACCGCCTTAAGTAGTTGATCAAGACCAGGAATGGCCTCAAGAAACTTCTTACGGATGTCTTTGCCAAGCAGAGCAGCCTTCTTTTCATCAAGAGATTTATCCAAAGATACCCCGATCTTGCGATCAGATGCTCCGTAGATAAAGGCATAGGTCAGGGTCTTGACATCCTTTCTGGAGCAACCAACCCGATCAGCATTCTGTTGATGAATGTCTCCATTAACAACAACATCTGCGAAGGCACCTGCGTCATAAAAAGCAAGGTAGTGGCCA